TGTGATATTGCGTTGGCACTTCTGGAGATAATGTTAAATTGGCATCTGTGAAAACAATTTTAGGAAGTCTTGCCACCACAAGCCAGAGAATATCGTCACTTTGTGGTGGAGAAATTACCCTAATAAATCCATTCTCCTCAAGAAAGGCATAAACATTTCCCTCAAGTGTTTCCCAAGAATCATAATAGATATTTCCCAACCCATAATCAGCCAGATCATAATCGCACACTCTTATATCAGCATCCAATGACCAAATAGTTTTTTGTCTTAATGGATAAGTTAAACTATCTGGCTTTGCACGTATCACCATCAATGTTTGTGGATGAAGTTTATATGTATGAACATCAGCCCTGAGTGGTATCCTTGTTACAGTTCTGGTAGCTTCCAATATTGCAGAAATATTATTTTCATCTACCAATGTCTCTTTTACAACAATTGCTGTATCTGTTACACTGGATATGGTTTTTATACCATCATTTAATAGCGTACCAGATATGGTAATCTCATCATCCATCTCAAATGTATTGATTTCAGATAAACCTCCAGCAGACAAAAAACCACCAGTAGCCTTACTAATAGTTTTAGTGGAAGCTGCAAAACCTATATTCGATACTCCAGTAATGGCAACTTGAGATGGATATGTTACATAACAATATGACCTTCTGCAAGCCTCTACTGTAGCTTCCGTTAAAGCTATGGCTAATTCAGCATTAGACCACAGATACGGTATCCGAGTATCTCCAAGACCGATTCGTGTAGCAGATATTATACTTGTTCCAGTCATTAGTTAACAACATGAAAAGAAAATCTTGGAACATCTTTGTAGTAAAACTCTCCAGTCTGCAAATTCTGAGTCATCTTAGTTGTAATAGCATCTTTCAACACTGAAACTATTGACTCTGGAACATCTACAGGGAATCCTCTTTTAATCTGAAATGCCCTACCATTTACAGATACAAAAACATCCCCTGAGTTCTCGTCACCTTCCTGCTCGTCAATTATGATTTTTACCTTTTTTTCCTCAGCAGATTTGGTTTCAACAACCTTCGGAGTTTCTACTTTTGCTCCTTCTTTTTTTTCTTCTTTCATTGTTCCTCCTGTTTACGCTTCTAAGCCACAAACAGTAATTTATGGCTTGATTTTTTCAATACCGATTTTTTAAATTACCTAACCACTACGTAATAAATTACATCACTTCCATTGTTTAGGTCTGTTTCAGCACCGAAGGTGAATCCTGCTGCATCACCCTCTGCATCGTTACCAGCATATTCACTAATACCATCACTTGCAATAATGGAAGCAACATTTGTTACGCTTTTTCTTCCATATCCATCGCCCATACCCTGATACCATTCAAGGTAACCAACGACAGCATCAGTAACGTTAATTAATCTAACGTATCTTGGTATAAAACCAAGATGAATATTCATCGCTGAACCAGTAGCTATGAATGAACCTACTGCTGTTCTTTCCTGTGTCATATTCATACCTCCATAAAAATTTTTAAATTAGTCTTTGGCTTCGGCAATAGCTATGCAAGCTGTTAGCCTGGTAAGCCTGTCTGTACCAAGTATACCCGCACCAGGGTCATCAAGATGACTAATAAGTGTCTTAACGAGTCCCCATTCTGTAGTAGTAATATCCAGAATGTTCTTCTGATCTTCGTTTGCATCCATAGATTCAATCTGGGCACACATTAAGTCTATACAGCCATTGAATTCCTGTTTTAACATTTCGTAATTAACCATGTTTTTCCTCCATTCAATATTTTACTATGTTCATTAAACGTGAACATTTAGTTCACATGAACATTCTTATAAGTTGGTTACCGCACACTCCAACCTTGCAAACCATGCGTCGTTCAAAATAACCGCTGTCTGCATGGTCTTCCAACCAATGCTGCCCCGCTGCCCCAATGGGTCAGATTTTGTAGGGGTAGGATTTATGACAATCGGCACAATTGCGTATTTGCCCTTAAGTGCAACGATAGCATAAGAATCCCTTGCAATGTAAAGAATTGGATAAATATCTGCACTTACTCCAGTGGTTGTAACCATAGCCACACCACTACCAGCATATGCAGCACCAGCGTCAGCGATAGATGTAAATACAGTAGAAAGCAGGTATCTGCAATCTTCAACTGCACCTACCTCAGATTCATACGGAGTTAACTGACCATAATCTTTAACATCTATGAAGCCTGGAAGACTTCTGATGTCACTCTCAAGGTCAGTATGTGCTATAGCTATAAAGCTTGGTAACACACTCTCGGTATTAAATGCTGGAGTAGAACGCACAACATTGGTTATCTTAACAGCGTTCTGACGTTTTAATCCCCTGGTAATAGCTCTCTGTTTTGCAAGAGAGATAGGGGTATTAACTGAAACCCTATTCGCACCATTAGCATAAAATACATTAGTGCCAGCTTTGATAACATTCCAACGAATTGTCTCTACTGTCCTTGCTGCCTGTTCCCCACTTATAACGGTTGTTTCTCTTATAATGGGGTCTTCATGGGTATCTGCAACTATGTCAGTAATTTCAACAACTGAACCGTACTGACGAAGAATTGCGGTAATATCCGTAAAGTGCAACTTAATGCTTGAAGGAGTTACACCCTCAAGCAAAGGTTTAGTAGCAAGAGGTAGATGCTCGTATCTCCTAAATTTCATTGCCTGGGTCTTGTTTGAAGGCAGTTCTTTAGCCTGTCCAAATTTCTCAATAACAAGATAAGGCATACCTCTTTTCAAGAAATCTACAACCACATAGGCTGCTGTTCTTGGGCTTATGTCACCATAAGTAGTAATATCACTCATATTAGTATCTCCTTATTTCTTACCACCAGAAGCTTCTTCAAAAGCGTCTTCAAAGGTATCGGCCTTTTTTCGACCTCCTCCTCCTACTGGTGTTTTCTTTCCTCTAACGATTTCAAGGCTCTCAAGCCTTTTATCTTTTTCTTTTTTTCCATCATTAACTTCGACTTTCTTGCCATCTTCATCTTCATCGGAAGAATCTCCCTCTTCCTCAGTTTTTTTAGATGTAACGATGTTGTTAGCTTCCTTATACTTAGAGATTAAATCAATAACCTCATCCGTATCACCATCTGTTATGATTTCCGCATAAACCTTTTTCACCGCTGGAGATAGAGTTCCTACCCATTCATTAATTTCCCTTTCTGTAAAGTCTTTTCCATAATCCTCATGTGCCTCCACAATCCTTCCAACATGTTCAATGGACTTATCTTCAGTTCTTTCCTCTATTAATCTCTCCACAGATTTGATGGGAATATCATAAGTTTTGGAGATTTCTGTAAGGATTTCTCCCTTTAAAGCCTTCAAATCCTTTTGTCGAAGCTTCGCCTCATTAGCAGAAACATAAGCATAATCTTTCAGGTATTCCTGCAATTGAGGGTCTTCCTGTTCTTCCGTTACTACATCATCAGACCTGGGCTTAACCTTACCTGCTTCATCTATGGCTTTGAATTTGTCCTCAAATTCCTTAACTTTAGAGGTTAAGGTTTCGGTTTCTCTCTGCTTAGACTCAATCATACCCTGAAGACTCTTGTATTTCTGTTCAAGGCTTTCATAGGTTAGCTTGGCATCGCCTGTCTTCTCTATAGAAGCTCCTCCTTCAGTTGTTTCGGTTTCCTTTTTCTGACCATCTGGGGTATCTGAGGTTTTCTTTTCAGCCTGATTGTCTTGCTCGCCTTCTTTCTGAGCTATCTGACCATCTTCGCTTTTTTGTTCCCCATCCTCAGTTTTGGTTATCTTTTCTCCACCGTCAACTGCGATTGCTTCATCAAAAATTGCATCAAAATCTTCTTCTAATTTGATTTCTTTTTCTTTTCCTTCTTCTTTTTTATCGTCTTCCGACATCTTTCCTCCAAATAAAAAAGGCTATAAGACTTAGGGGGTATTTTCCCTTTCTTATAGCCCGATTTTTTCGGTACTAAAATAAATTGTTTAAAACAATCTATCGTAAATTCTAAGTATAGTTATTACGGTTTCATTAGCAAAGTTCCTCCTTTAAGGTTTTATATTTACCAACATACGTTATCTTTCCGTTCTCATAATTTATGGTAACATTACCATAAAAACCTTGCTTTGTTAATTCCCTTAATAAATCAACAACTTTTTCTATATTTATAGTATAACATATTTTATGTGTATTTGTCAAGGCTTTTCCCATTTTTTATTCAGTCCCCTGCTTTTGTTTTACCTCTTCTGCTTGAGTTAGTTGTTCTGTAACGGTTTTTAGGATTTCCAGGTCTGCATCCTTTGTAGTTTTATCAGCCTTAGATTCCATATGTTTTGCTTTAGCAAGCGTATATATTATCTCAGCCTTCTGTAAGCCCTTAACCAAAGCATTGGCTTCCGCATCCTGCATTGATGCCTTAAGTTGTTCAACTTCTTCTGCTGTTCTCATATATTCCGAAATATCATCAGAAATTATCATTTTTAGCTTTTTCTTGAGCATAACTTCGGTTTTTATATACAACCTTTCCTCATCATTTAGTGTTTGGCTCACAAAAACCAACGCCTGAACCTTCAATTCCTTCATTAAAAGGTCAGTTGAGCCCCTGGCAGCCATCCTATAATCACCTTTAATGTCCTCATTTTCATTAAATTCCATATTCCAGCGGTATAATGATGACAAAAAGCTTTCATTACAGTCATCATATGACTTTATAATGTCTTTTATGGCTATTGTATGTAGAGGCCACTTTGTTGAGACCGTACCCAGGTTTTGTTCTTTGACCTTCTCAGGCTCTGTATGCATCCACATTGGAATAGAAAGCTCCAGGTCTGCAATCTTCATCGCCTTATCAAAGATAGACAATAATTCGGCTATATGGCTATCAAAATTGATAGGTCTGACAGCAGGGTACTGAGCATCTATTCCCCTACCCCATCTTTTCCACACCCTATTTGGGGATACATCTTCAGGGTCTTCATCTGGAGCTAACAAATCAATATTTACTTCTGTTT